TAGGGCAGGGTGCGAATTAGGGCTAATCAGCAGTTGTAATTCATTGTTAGCATTCACTTGCAACAAATTAGCTGCATCAGCTGACAGATTCACCGCCAAATTTTTGCCTGTAATCTTAATGCCTGTTCCTTGTTCTACATCCCTCCAATCCCACAACCTTGTCAATGTACCACCCTGCCATTCGTAAATACCGTTTTCCTCGGGCGTATTTTGAGCAATTAATAACACCCTCTCGCCGTCTTGAGGTGTGTATGCGGGCAAATTAGGGAACACAAATAGCCCTGTCAAATCCACATTTTGAGGAATTAACTTAATGCCCATAGCATCACTTAGCAGCGTAAACAATGCCGACAAATCGGCAGCTACATTATTTTGCAAAGTGCTTAGTTTGCCCAACAAAAAGCCCATGTTAATCAAATCCCAAACATTATTCTCGTCTGGGTGGTAGCCCTCTGTTATCAACCTATTCAAAGGTGTAGAGGTAGTTTTTAAAATATGTCCGTCAAGAGAAGTTGCCATGATGACTGATGAATTACGAATAATGAATTATGAAAGGTAGTATCGGTATTGCAAGACCACCTTGTGCGTAGTCTTTAAGCCCCAATCTGGGCTGGGTATGAACGTGAGCAGATGCCCACTTATCGTAAAGTCATCTCCGTATTGTTGCTTAATCCCATCTACCGTCAAGATGGCATCTTTATCGGGGTTCACCGGCGTATGCGTAAGGCTAAACGCCGTCTGCCCATCAGTAGTTACGGGCAATGTTTCATTGGCATAAGCCCGCAAGTCCACATTATCATCAACCCAATTGATAACAGAGTCAATCAACATATACAGAAAATCACGTAATCTCCTTGCAGTTATCAATTTTTGTAGATTATCAGGAAATTGGTTTTCCACTTGCTGTTTTAAATCTACCCTGCCTGCCTTGTTAGGCAAGTCCAAAATATGTTGTTCGTTTTTGTTGCTCATTATTATATTCGTTTAGCCCTCCCCTGTGGGGAGGGTTGGGTGGGGCTAAATAAAAAAGTCCTCGTTAAAGTCATCATTGAACTCCGCAAAAAATAAGAAGTCCTCACCAGTGTTAATTTTCATACCTCTTTCTGTAAAGTAGGATACGATGTCTTGGCGTATCATCTTTTCAGTGTCTATCACCAATTTTTCGCCAGCTTGTAGTTGGTAGTCAATACCATTCAAATACGCATTGTCTGTAACCAACTGCCAAACCCCTTCCAAGCCACCATACTCCTGTATAGCAATGTCCACAAGGTTTTGCCCCTCATACACAGTTATTTCTTTGTATCTATTAGCCATGCTTATTGATTGTTGATATAATACCCATTTATCTCGCCATTGGCATAATCAATTTTTGTAACTCTGATGCCATCTAATTCTAACTGTTTAAGGGTTTCATGCTGTAAATCTGTCAAGTTCATATCATCACTCAACCACCTTCGCAAACCCAACCCCGCAAAAGGAACGAAACGAAAGTCTCCTTTGTCGCCTACTATCAAATGTTTGATGTGTTGAGGCGTGGACTCCCCTACATCAAAGTCCCCTTTGAATATCACAGGCTTGTTCTCCTCATTATATAGTATGTCCTTGTACTCCATTAGTGCTTTATTTTAGGGTTTTCAAAAGAATTTGCCACAGTGGGTATCATAGGTGGTAACGGAATGGGTACAGCTGGCGTAGTAGGCAAAGGCAAATGGGCATTGTATAACCCAACAAAAGCATTAAATGCCGTTTGGATAGCATTCAATCTAGTAATGACTGAATTTAAGCCCACAGCCACTGCATTCGATGTAACCAAACCTCCGTTAGCGCCATTATTCATGGTGATAGTACCTGCGGCATCTATCGAAATGTTCTGCGAACTCATATTGAGCTGTATTTTGTCATCAATATTCACCTTTACAGCCCCGCTTACAAAATCTACCTCTATACTTACCTTATCACTTTTACAAAAAATTTTGTCTATCTCTGTAAATTGTGCGACAAAGAACTGATTATCATCAATCTGAACCAACAATACCTCACTACCTACTTTGGGTTGTATCAACAAGCCTTTGTCATTTTTATCTATTTTAGCTTGCAACCTCACATCAAAGAGTTCTGCACCCCCATCAGACGGCAGCACATCACAAGTGAGCAAATCTGTATCTACCCTACTTACCTTGCCTGTTATCACAAACTCTGGCAATGGATTTACCATGCGTACAGCCTCTTGTAAAATATCTTTCATTGCTTAGATTTTTTTGCCCAATTCTATCTCACGCCTAAAACCTTTCATGCCGAAGGTAGTTTTTATAGTATCACAAACATAGTTGCCCTTTCGGTTAGGATATTTGTCATCTTCCAACACTACAGTACCAGAATGAACCAAATACGGTACGCCAAAACTTACAAACTTACCTCTATACCCTTCAAACTTATATTTTTCCAACTCCACCAAGCCAATTCTCTGCAATGTCTTGGTGTCAGTCGTTGGTATTCTTAGGTGAATAGTCCGTTGCTCGCCATCACTATCTCCAACCTCTACTTCTACTTTTTTATTATCTCGTAAAATATTGATAACCTTAGCCTTTAACCGCACATCTTCTTTTTTCTTGTATATCAAATCATCTTTGGCTATGTTTTTTTGAAAATGAAACTTAGCCCTACCACCTACTACCGTTTCCATTGGCTCGGTGTAAGGTAAACCCACAAATAAGGTAGCTCCTCTGAAATAGGCAGCTAACAAGTAGTTTTCCTTCAATTTTTGCAATGCCTGTGCTACCGTTACTTTTTCCAAACGGAACGGAGCTAAGGTGATGTCTGGCACCTCTCCCAACTGTAATGGCTGTTTAATTTGTGTAAAAAGGAAGTTTAACACTTCTTTCAGTGTTATACTTCGCCAACTTTTACTAATCAAATTACTGCGTTTCAACAAATAATTACTGTCTTCACAACGTATCTCGAAAGGTGTTTTAGGTTGTATCTCACTGACAAAGCCCAAAAACTCTGTTTGCAAATTGCCATTATAGCCCAGCTTTACGGTTACACTATCTCCATGTTTTATTCTATCTTCCAACTTAGTCTGTTTACCTTCGTACCTTGCAAAGTTGGGCAGTTTGATAGTACAAGTATCACCCAATGTTTTCCAAGAAGTCTGTATCACCACTTCGTTTACACCTGTGATTTTGTACTTACCAATCATGATTTCGCAACTTAGATAGTATGCCATGTTAATTATGTATAATATAGGATATATGATGTATGATATAATTTTGTACTATTACAGATGAAAACTTATACTTCAATGAATATAACCCAAGAAAAAAGTTTTGCTTTTGCTATTCGTATTGTCAAACTCTACCAACACCTCACCCAAAGAGAACTTAATAAAGAGTTTGTAATGTCTAAACAGCTACTCCGTGCTGGCACTTCCATTGGTGCTAACATTCGTGGAGCCTATAACGCAGAAAGTGATGCAGACTTTATTCACAAATTGGCTGTCGCACAAAAAGAATGTGATGAAACTTGTTATTGGTTAGAACTTTTACACCAAACCAACTACTTAAGCAATTCAGAGTTTCAGTCCATACACCAAGACAGCATAGCACTCCTTAAAATCATTCGTTCTATTATTTTAACTAAAAAAACAAACTCAAATAAATAGAGGTTATTAAGATTTTGTAACATAGACTTTAGTCTGTGTAATAATTAACTGATTAGCAAGGTATTCCAAGCACAGACTGGAGTCTATGCTACAGACCTTAATAATCTCTAATATATCATCTATCCTACATCCTACATCCTACATCCTACATCCTACATCATATATCATACTTCATTCAAAACTAATTCTATGTTTTCATCACTCACCGCCTCCAACTCGTAAGCTAAGGCACTTTGCACCCCCACCATTGGGGGGAAACTAATCCTTTCAATAACAATATAATGAATACCTAACATTCGTAAAAAGTCGCACTGCACGGGCAAACTAATTGTGTCTTTAGTTTTCTCCGACTGCTTACGTTTATACAAGTTATTGAGTAACACCAACCAATCTTCAGGAAACTCCTCGTACACCGTACTACTCGTATTTTTCGCCACTCCGTTGATAGGGTCATAGTTAGTCGCAATGCCTTTAATATTTATCTTGTAGTCGTCAAGGCTTACTATCTCCTTTACTGTATAGTCCCTACCAGCCACAGGGGTTTTTACGACGTTCTTCACTGCCGATACCGTTATCAAAGGAGCATTTGGCAACAATACTCCATCTATAGTCATCGGGAAAAATAAAGGTGTACCCAAATAAGACAACGCCACCTCTTTTGTAAAGTCGTAAGTCCTTACCTTTTCATAGTCTGTGCCTTTATTCCTCTCTGTCGTTTGTGCTGTACTATACCTATCCAACAAATCCCCACTTTCTCTTACAGCTATTTCAGTTGCCAAAGGTTTTAGATAAGTGTCTTCTGTGGTAAACAAAGCACCTTGCCTCAATGCACCTTGCACAGTTTGCGTATTGCTAACCGTTGGAAAAGCCATAGAGAGTAAGCTCACATACTGACGATTGATACGAAATTCCATTGCCTTTTACATTAATTACCTTGATTTGCACTATTGACCACCCTTAACAGTATCTCTGTCATTTTACTTTCTATATCAGCACTGCCCTCGTCAAGATGTGTCGTGTTGATAACTATACTTTCATTCAGTTTACCTATCGTAATATTGATAGTCGTTGGCTTGCTACCACCACCCGACACCGTATCTAATCCTTTCAACACTTCTTTATTACTGTCTTTCGTGTCTGTATTAGTAGTAGCATCTCCAAAAGGCGAATTGGGTATCAGATTGGTCGGAGGTAAATTAGGCTGCATACCTTTAGGAACTTGCAACATATTATTTACAGGCATCACAGGAGCTTTTGCTCCTAATAAACTCATGTTACCACTACCCATAACTTTATCCAAAACTTCAGGTCTGCTACCCATGAACTTAGAGAGATAGTCTGGTGGTGCATTGTCTTTTCGGTAGTCGTTTTGACCCGCCACAAAACCATTGCTCATTGCCGTAAATATCTTTGGTATCTTGTCAATGCCCTCACCAACGCCTGATATTAGTGTACCTACGGTACCTTTGAACAAACCGCCCAAACTTTTGAGCAAACCATCACCCATTTTCCCAAAATCCAACTCAAAAAGACCGACAATGACATCGCCCAAACCTGTAAGCAAATCAATCACACCACCAATAAAAGTTTTGCCCACATTATAAAAACCCTCAAACCACACCTTAGCACCCTCAAAAATAGCCCACAAAATGCCCCTAAAATTTTCTGATTGGTAGTATAGATAGCCAAACAAACCAGCTACGGCAGCTGCCCCAGCTATAGTCAAAGCAAAAGGATTGGTTACAGCCAACAATAGTTGTGTACCCAACAAACTCAATGCTGGTATATTTGCGAGTAGCAAAGCACCCCCAAACACTCCTGCACCCACCGCCATACTTTCAAACAAACCTTTTTTGCTTTCCAAAGCAACTGTCCAACCAACTATTTTATCTAAAATACCACTACCCAACTCCATTGCTTGAAGTTTGTAGGGAACAAGCATTTCGCCTAACTGTAGTTTGATGTCATCATATTTTTTACTTTGCTTCTCCAGCTTTGCAGCCAAAGTATTATTCATCTTATCAAACTCTTTCTGCAAGCTAATATTTTCCGAAAAAAGCCTTTTAGAGTTATCAAACATCTCGTCAAACCTACTTACCATTGGGTTCTCTTTTCCCATAGTGCCTAAACTTTGAATCAACGCACCTATAGTTTTGCGAGCTTCATTATCATCTAATTTCAGATAACTCATTACTTGCAACTGCTTGCTATTTTCCATGCTACCCATCAGGCGGGCAAAGTTTTTGACTAACTTATTCACACCCTCATCACTATCAAACGACTTTAGTAATTGGTCTTCAGTCATGCCCATGACTTGAGCAAATCTATCCGTCTCTTTAATTACCTTACCAAAAAAGTTTTGCATACCACTGGCAGCCACTTCCGAGTCAATTTTCATTTCTTGCAAAATAGCTCCGTAAGAGGCTAAACTCTCAAAACTTAAAGACTTCATAGCTGGTGCTAATCGTGCCACAAAATCAGCTACATTCCTTGCATCGGCAGCACCACTATCACCCAAACCATTTAAGGTAGAACCTATCCTACTCATGAGTTCTGGTACGGGCATTCCCTCAGCAACTACTTGGGGAAATAAATTTGATAAAACACCTACTCTTTGCGCTACCTCCTCTGTACTTCCAAAATCATTTTTTAAGGCTACGGACATTTGGTCTGTGACCTTGGTAAATCCTAAAATATCTTTTTCTGAAATACCCAACTGCCCTCCAATTTCTCCAATTTTCAACAACTCTTCTAACTTGGTTCTTGTGTCTATGCCCTGCAAAGTCTTTCTAAACTTCAACATATTTTCGTCAGATATGCCTGTAGTTTTTGCCACAGAAGCCATACCATCTGAAATTTGTGCTGCAAAGTCCACACTTTCATTGCCAAAATTAATTGCCATACCTACACCACCTACCAAACCCAATGTTGCCAAAAGATTTTTGGCATAACCAAGCATCTTTTGTATACCACCTGTGTTCACAGGCGGGTCAATTCCCATACCTTGCAAACCCCTAATTTGGGTTTCCAAATTTTGTATCTGGTTATTATATTGTTTTATTTCATTTACATTAAAAGCATTATCTCTTGCACCTTTCAACGTGTTTAATTGCGTTTCCAAATCCCTAACAGATTGAGGTATCATGTCTATAGCCCTATCAACCATCGCCGTTTGTTTGCCCATGAAATCAAAAGACTTCACGTACTTTTCTGCTACGTTGGAGAATTTATCTGTAAACTCTATGATATATTCAATGCCTCTGGTCATTTTGTTAGCAATTAATTTGGAATTGATTAATGAAAGTAGGCTTGGCAAACAGCCCTTACAGGCTACTTACCTTACCTACTAAGCTCACCCCATGAGCCAATATTTTATGGATTTTGAATGGTGTTACTCTCCTTTTCTTTCTGCCGAATGTACTGCAAAGCACACCACGCTTGTATTATTTCCTCTTGCTCCATGTTCGTGATGTCCAGTTTCATGTAGTACAAGAGCTGGTACTTTATGAGCGTATAGAGGTTATCTCCGACATTGCTGTCATCTATGCGATAAGCCTCTATAAGCTCTTTACCTCTGTTTGCCCTGCATTAACAAGACTATCAATCTCTCTGGAAATGGAAAGAATAGCATCGTCATGCTCTTTAATATCTTCATCACCAGCCAACCAACACGAATGAATGATTGTTTTCCCAAACATTGTTGGGTTTTTAGAAGCATTTTTTGTAGCAAGCCCAATTTCTTGTAGAGTAGGATTGCGTAAATAGCAACGAAAAGTTTGTTCACCCTCTGTATAAGTGAACTCATACACTCTTTTCCATTGCTGTTTCCACAGTTTAATTTGCTCGTCAGTGGCTTGATACGCCTTTCTTAATTCTTTGGGTTTATCAGTGGTTGCCATAGTAAATTTTGATTGTTAAATAGTGATTAAATAAACTTTTAATTCCAAGCCTTCCTACGGGCTGTTACGCATTGTATAAAATTCGCGTAACGATAATGGGTAGTTTGATTTCCATTGCCTCACCCCCTGTTTTTAGCTCCTTACTGACTTCTGTAAAAAAACAGCCCTTCAATATGTCCGTAACCGCATTCGTGTCGCCTTCCATTGCATAGCTTACAGTTATGTCAAATGGAGGAATATCTGTCAAAGATTTGCCTTTGGGTAGTGTCCGTTGCATTGCCTCAAATTCACTCTGCAACAATCCTATTTCCCCAGTAGCCTCGTATTTCCCTCGTGTGTACGAAATGGCGTGTTTGCCTGTGCCATGTTGTAGTTTAGTTTCTTGCTTGTGTCCGTACTTCACAGAAGTAACTCCAATAGGCTCTTTGTCAAAGATTTTTACTTTGATGTCCTCAAAGTCGTATTCTTTCCCCTGTATCATTTTTTTATGTATGATGTATGATGTGATGTATAATGTATAATGTATAATGTATGATGTATGATGTATGAAATATGAAGTATGAAATAATTACGTTTTATATATGATATATCATACTTTATACATCATACATCATATATCATATATCATATATCTTAGTTGGCTATGCTGATGGCAAAACCTACTTTGATGTTGAACTTACGTTTTGTACCCTTTTTCACTACCTCCACAGCCACTTCAATCGTATCTGTTTGGAGGACATTTTGATTAGGGTCTATAAAGCAATTGACGGCACTCACCTCTCCTCGCACAGTCATTTGCTGGTTTAAAGCATTTTCGCACTTGTTCTGCAAATCCTTCGCTGTAGTTACGGTCATCATGCCTGTACTTGCGTCTATGTCTATCTCGTCAGACAGTTCCTCTACAAACACTTGGTTTACTATACGCACTACCTTGTCTATAGTACGTGTGTGTGAAACAAAGGCATAATCGTCAGTCAAGGCTACACAAGTAGGGTCGTCATTGAAAAAGAACCCATTTTTGCCTATGATTCTTGTGGCAAAGATATACCCTTTGTTATTCAACGCATCTAATTCGCCATCTGTGTAACTACTCACGGCATTGCCACCTGAGAAGCTGGCACTGACCCAACCCAAATCACCGTCTTTCACTCGTGCAATGCTCCGTTGGACAGGAATAGCCGCCAACTTACCCAACAAGCAACCAATCGCAGCCATGTCCACTGCATTATCTATGCCCTTATCTACCAACACCGACACTCTTTGCGTATCTCTGGCGACAATTACACCCACACGACTTGCCTCCGTAATTGTACGTAGATTTACTACAGACTCACTTGGATTGAAGTTTCTGCCTTCTAAGAATACCAACAAAGGTCGTTTTCTGTTAAATTCTGCGACCGCAAAATTGTTGATTAAAGCCAGCGAATTAGTGATGTCCGTAATCGTGTGGTGTGTCGCTGCATCAGCCGTTCGGGTGTTGGGGGCGACGCCCATCATTTTGATTTCACCTGCATTGTCGCCTAAATAGGCGGACAAGGCATTCGTATTGCCCGCATCAAACAGCGTTGCGTAGGTTTGAGTTCTGTTAAAAGCCAAGATATGAAGGGCAGTCCCTTCGGGTGCTTTCGCATAAAAGTCCTTGATATGTTCCCACACCAAACACCCATTTGCAATATCTGTATCAGAAGTGATGCCGTAGTCTTCCGCATTGCGAAGACTATAAAAAACCACCCCAGCCGACAACGCTGTGTATAATGGCGACGTAGTATCTAAGCCTACGTAAAGCAAACTAATGCCATCGGCGGCGGCAGTTTGTCTGCCCAGCTTCCCTTTTTCTATGGTTATATTAACACTTGGTCTGCCCATTGCTAAATCATTTTAATATTGGGTGCATTCACTATTTCAATCAATACTTCTTTATTAGACAATAACAAAGCTGCAATTTTAGGATACACTTCTATATAGGTAGATGTGGAGTTATTAACTCTAAAATCACCGTTCACCAATTCGGGCTTTGTACCCACAAGAGGACAGCCCTCTGTATCTCCTATATCATTGCCAATGTGGAACATCACAAATTTGAAGTTGGGTAGTTCGCATATCTCCAGCATACCTTTGTGAAAAACAAATTTTTGTTGGTAGATAGTATGTAACCTACCTTCCTTGCGAAACCTAACAGGATAAACACCCGTAGGAATAGCTGTTTGTTTGGCAATCTTAGTTTGCCTAATTGCATCTTCCAAACAGTAACAAAGCAACTCAGGCTTTCCTGCCTCATTCATAAGGTATAAACTTGACAAGGTAGAGGCTTTGCCCTGCCTATCTCGCACCAATCGTAATCGTATATTTTTTCTGCCATTTTCAACAGGAGGAGTTTTTAACCCCTCTTGTTGAGTATTGAAAGGAATTGGTGCGATTAGAACTTTGGGTCCTCATTCGCCTGCTCACTCAAAGCCATCAGCCTTTCACCCATAGAGTGCAGCGTATCTTCACTAAAACCGCCTTCCTCGAGGGACTTCTCCAACTGCTCAATTAACGTAATAATTACGAGCTTTACAGTAGGGTCTTTTATGTCCTTCTCTGCCAATTCTCTTACAGCCTCCAAACCAATCTTAGCTGTGATTTGCTTTTGCTGATTGACCAGTTCTTTAAACTCTCCGCTGTCATCAGGATTGTTGTTAGTCAAAATGTCCACCGATTGTTTACCTACCTCAAGGAGTTGCTTACCCACCTTTTGTGCGATAGTATCTTGCACAGGTGGTGTAGCTCCGCCTTCAGTAGAATTGATTTTTTTCAATTCAGCTTGTAAAATGGCTGCGACGATGGCATAGCCTAACCTTACTGCGATTTTCTGCCCTTTGTTTAGCATAATGTGTATGTAATTTAGTTGTGATAAAAATTTGCCTTAACGTTTCAAGGCACTTAATGAGAGTTCATAGCTCCTTCGTCATTGTCTTTTTGTTGTTGTTGTTGTAAATACTCTGCAATGATTTGCTTTCTGTATTTTTCATCTTTCTCGTACCTGTATTTAAGGTACAGCAAGACCATTCTCTGTATTTGAGGCTCAAAAAACAAAAATACTCCAACGCCTGCACCGACAGACAACTTCCCCATAAAGTCGTCTGACAGCTTAAAATTTTCCAACGATGCCATGACGATATGTAATGTTGGGTACAGCAAAATCATGAAAAAAGCCAGCACATACCGCAGCACAATATGTGTTTTGGTGTTAGTGTACCTAATCTGCTTTTCTATCTCCTCCATCTTCGTCTGGTGTTTTTAAGTTTTTGTTTTCTGGAATTATCTCCAATACTATTTGCGTAAGAATATTTACCTCTCCTTGTTGTAAATTTTGTTGGTTTTCAAGACTGTGTACTTTTGTTGATAGTGTTATTTCCAAGTGTTTTAGATTTTCTTTGAGGGTGTCTATATCGGACTTAAGTATTGCCAATTCCTTGAAAAAGACATCGTTAGTCTTCCAACTTTTGTACTTCACATACGCCCTACTCAAAAAAAACTGTATCAAGCCCGCCACAAATATTTGAAACCCAACCCTCGTAATAGCTACCACATCTAACGTAATTGCCTCTTTTAACACCTCCATAAAGGTTGAAGATTGAAGGAGTAGAAGACCTATTACCAGTAGATTAACCTTGCTAATTGTAGAATTCATAAGTACTTGGTGCTTCCCAAGTGGTGTAAAGCACTAATTCAGTTCCTTTGGCATAGTTGGCATCTATCTTTAGCAAGCCTTTCAAAAAGAATTGTTCAGATTCGGGTCTATGCCTTTTCAGTTCCAAGACTTCCTGTTCGTCAGGCTCATTGACACCAAACCACAAGTTGCCTGTCAAATCATTGGTGAATACACCATGCACAATGGTATCATCAGGCAAGCCTGAGAGAATGATAATTTCTTTGCCACTAAATGACCTCTTACCTGCGTCAGTTACGTTTGCACCTTTGAAGTTTTGCCCTTGCTGTGCGGACTCATAAATTTCAAAAGTTTTGGGGTTCATCAAGAATTTCAAATTGGGGTGGTCTTTGATAGGTACGGGACAAGCTAACTTAACCTCCTCCATTTTGGCAATGATATTAGTTTTGGTCAATACCACAGGCGACGCTATTTTAATGACATTGCTGTCATTAAGCATTCTCACCAAATACCCATTGAAAAATACATATCTGTTGGCGTTATCAGCAAAACCATTTGCAATAGCATCTGCAATAGCTGTGGAATTCCTCACAGATTGCCACACAGCTTTTTCAAGATAAGCTGATGCCAACTCCATCACTCTGGCTGTAATCGCAGCCTCCGCATTTTTAGGTAGTTCTGCATCTAACAAGTTGGGGTTCATTTGTACGGCAGTCCAATGCGCCTCAAATTTGCGAGGATTGAATAATAGGAAAATCATGACATCTTGAGGCACTAAATTCCGTTCATCTATATCTATCCTACCAGAGTGTTTTTCTGTAATTTCACCCTCGATTCGTGGCTGAATAATATTCGTAACTTCCAGCGTTGGAATAGCCTCTCGCAATTTAATACCGGGCAACACTGCGATGACCCCTTTTTTCATGGAGTCAAAGCCTGTTACAAATGAAGAGATGAATATATCTCTAAATGTCCCCGAATATTTGGTATCGTTGATTTGTAAAGACATCTGTCAAAATATTTTAGTTGTGATAATGAGGTACTTAGTAAAATTTTAATAGTAATCACACTATTTTTTAGGGTGTGCAAGTGATTTTTGAAGAACCCTTTGAGAAAAAGTAGTAGGCTTTGCTGTGGTATTGCCATCGTCATTGGTAGCCTTCAAATTTTGCATTTTCAACAATTCCGCTAATTCCGACAGTTTAGATTTCTCTACCTTCACAGGTTTTTGCGTTTTTTGTTCTGCTTGAACGGCTGCTAATTTTTCAATCAATTCACTCGTAGTTTCTACGTCTTGCAAAGCCAACTTTTTGAAAATTGCTTCATTATCGTTTGTTACAACACCTGCTAACTTGCCAATCGCCAAAACTTTGTTTGCTAACTTCTCTGCCAATGTTGGCGATTTCGCTTCGCCATCGTCATCAGCTAATTTTTGAATAGCTGCAATGATGTCAGTATCTTTGGCATCGTCTTTTAAACCCAGTTGAGCCAAACTCACCCCCTTCTCTTTGACTAAGGCTTTGACATCAATGTTTTGCACAGGGGCTTGCGTCTTTGTTGTATCAGACAATTTTTTGATAGCATCAGCTATCTGCTCTTCAGTGGCATCATCTTTCAAGCCCAAACTTGTAAGGTCAATACCTTTGGTTGTTAGAATATCTTTTAGGTTCATCTCTGTATCCGTATTTTTTGGTAAATCTTTCAGTTGATAATCACTACCATTCTCGCCACATAATTTAATAGCATTTGCATTAGAGGGTATAGGAGCAATACTCAATTCTACTAACCTGCAAGCCACTACCGTTTCTTTGGTTTGGTTAGGCTTCAAAAATTTCGCCTCCTTGCTGGTTGCCAAGACAATTATGCCCATGCTACAGGCAGTGATATAATTGCCTTCTAACTTAGACTTGACTTGCATAGCAAAAGAGTCTTGCTCGTCTAACTCTATATCACAGGTGAGATTACCATTCGCATCTTTCTTAAAGTTGTAAGCCTTACCAATGGGCAGTTTGTCAGTTTCGTGATTGTAGTACACAGGCACAAAACCAGTAGAAGGTATTTCAATACCAGCCGTTAAAACCCAATAGCCAAAACTATTTACTGATTCGTCTGATGCTTTAAATGGAAATGTTGTGGGCATTTTACTAAAAATTTCGTGTGCGAGAATTAATGTGAGACAAATTTGAAAACTAATCACACGCCTGTCAAATGATAGTTTCACGACCAACGGATTTGTAAGCTGGATATGCCGATGAAGCAGCACGACAGTAAAAGTCATGTTTGAACACACACTTTTTTTAGTCAATTTTGGGCTATTAAGATTTGATTTAAAGGCTTAATTACGGTTGAGGAGAGAAAAAAAAAGGTGTAACCGTAAATAGTCAATTAAAGGCAAATTTAACGAAATTAAACGGGAATTTAACGAAGTTTATGCTCGATATAAAAAAAGAAGAAGAAACAGCCCGACAACTATACATCTATGCGAACAATTCCTATAAAGAAATAGGCAAATTGTTGGATAGAGACGAGGAAACGATTAGCCGTTGGGCTAAGAAAGGGAAGTGGTCAGAACAAAAAGAGATGATGCAGAACATCGGCAGTATGCGATTAACTATCACAATGAACCTGTATCAGAAAGCAATGGAAAAATCAAACGGTGATTTTAGTTTTGATGAAATGAACAAAGCTGCCGCCGCCATCAATGCCTTTGCTCCGAACAGACCCGATTTTGATAATGCCTTAAGGTTTGCACAGGAATTTTTAATCTATCTCACTTCCTTGCCCAAAACGGACGAGAACATAGCTTTCGTTGAAACGTACAATCAACGAATAGCTCTTTTTTTGAAAGAGTATGAGAAAAAACGGTAATCAGTAATCAGTAATCAGTTAGCAGTTAGCAGTTATCAGTTAGCAGTTGTTAGTTGTTAGTTGTTCAGTTAGCAGTTGTCAATTTTTCAATCTGTTCACTAATAACTGTTCACTAATAACTGTTCACTGATAACTGTTCACTGATAACTGTTCACTAATAACTGTTCACTGATAACTGTTCACTGATAACTGTTCACTAATAACTGTTCACTGATAACTGTTCACTAATAACTGTTCACTGATAACTGTTCACTGATAACTGTTCACTGTTCACTGATAACTGTTCACTGATAACTGTTCACTAATAACTGTTCACTGATAACTGTTCACTAATAACTGTTCACTGATAACTGTTCACTGATAACTGTTCACTGATAACTGTTCACTAATAACTGTTCACTGATAACTGTTCACTGATAACTGTTCACTGATAACTGTTCACTGATAACTGTTCACTGATAACTGTTCACTAATAACTGTTCACTGATAACTGTTCACTAATAACTGTTCACTGATAACTGTTCACTGATAACTGTTCACTGTTCACTGATAACTGTTCACTGATAACTGTTCACTGATAACTGTTCACTGATAACTGTTCACTAATAACTGTTCACTGATAACTGTTCACTAATAACTGTTCACTGATAACTGTTCACTGATAACTGTTCACTGATAACTGTTCACTGATAACTGTTCACTGATAACTGTTCACTGATAACTGTTCACTGACAAATGGGGAAATTAGACAAGTTCTTAAATAAAGCTAACTACTTATTAGCCTCTTACAAAGGAGAGGATTTACCAGATAGCACTACAGGTATAGATTGGGAGGCTTTCAAGTATCGGCTATCTATGCCCCAACTAGCTGTGTTCAATTCTCGCCAGCAAATAAACTTGTTTCTTGCAGGTCAAGGAAGTGGAAAAACACATTTGGGGGGTGTATTGTCTGGTTTTTTTATAGACAACTTCCCTCATGTAAGAGGCTTAATAGCTGCCAATACTTATGACCAGCTCAACCGTAGTACCTTATTTCGGATTAGAGAAGTGTGGCGTAATGAGTTGGGTTGGAAAGAATTTAACGAGTACACAGGCGAGGGCAACTATGTCGTAGGCATACAGCCACCTCCGCACTTCGACCTTACTTACCATAATTTTGATAGGTACAATAACATTATCTCCTTTGAAAATGGTGCAGTCGTATATGTGGGTAGTTTGGACAACTACAAACCCTTAGATGGGATTGAAATAGGATGGGCTATCTGTGATGAAACCAAAGACACGAGAGAAGAAGCCATAAAAGAAGTGATAGTAGGTAGGTTGAGGCAAAAAGGAATGTACCTTGACAAAGATAATACTATTACTTCTGTGGAAAGTGGCAATACACCCTATATGCCCTTCTACGTCTTAACCAGCCCCGCAAAAGTGGATTGGATTAATGATTGGTTCTATTTGAATGATTATGAAGATGATATTAAACTATCAATCTTTTCGGAAACAAACTTTTTCCAACAAAGTGTTGGCAATAGGTTTGTAACAATTAGTTCTACATACCACAATGCCGATAACCTACCTTCTAACTATATCGCCAATCAAAAAGCCAATCTCCCCACAGATTTGCAAGATATGTTGATATACGGTTCACCGTTCAGTAAGTCTGGTGGCGAGTTCTACAAAAACTTTGTAAGGGAAAAAGTAGTGCAAAAGTTAAGTTATAGACCCGAACTGCCTTTGCATATTAGCTTTGACTTCAACGTGAACCCCTACATTACATTGGGCATTTACCAAATCATCGAAGGAAAGACAATTTGTAAAATAGGTGAATTATGTTTGGGAAATCCGCATAACACTACCCGAAGTCTTTGTAGAGAGTTTATGAAACATTACCCAAACCACGAAGCAGGGCTTTTTATTTATGGCGACCCTTCTGGAAAGAGAGCAGATACACGCAACGAGTTGGGTTTCAATGACTACACAATTATTAAAAGGGAATTAGCCAAATACCACCCTAAAATGAGGCTGTTTGAGAAAGCACCAGCTGTGGCAATGCGTGGCAATTTTATGAACCTAATTTTTGAGGACAGTTATAGAGGCATCAAATTTTTGATAGATGCAGGTTGTAAGCATACAATCAATGACTATCAATTTTTGAAAGAAGCACCCGATGGCACCAAACTAAAAGCCAAAGCAAAAGACAAGACAACAGGGGTACAGTACGAAAAATACGGACATACTTCCGACACTGACGAATACATGATTTGCAAAGCCTTTGAACAAGACTTTAACCACTATGTAAGAGGTGGTACAAAGAAAAGTCGCAAAGGCAAATACCGTAAAAACAACTCACGTTAAACTCCTTAACAAGTTATGTTTCTGACACAAAACGACTTTATTACGCTTGTAAAAGACAAAAACCTCCAACAAATCTTGGAGAGTGAAAGTGCCACCTTTAATATAGTGGCAAATGAAACCGTTGCACAGGTGAAAAGCTACCTCTTTGAGAGGTATGACACCAGTACCATTTTTGCAAAAGAAGGTACCGAAAGAGATGACTATTTAGTAAAACTTTGCAAACACATAGCCATTTACGAACTGTATAAACGACTGCCGAAATATATACCAGATAACCAAAGAGAGCTCGACTATAAAGAGGCTATTACTGCCCTCGAGAAAATAGCCGCAGGCGAGATAGGCTTGGATTTACCTCGCAAAATTGTGGACAGCACTCAAAAATATGCGAAGAGGCGAATGGGGTCGCAGCCTCCTCGTTCACATTAAATCACCATTTAAACGGCATTTACTATGTTGAATACACTATTGGGTCTATTTGGCAAGTCTGCAACTACGCAAACAGACAGATTATTGACCGACATCAAAAAGAAAAGAGCCAAACTCTCTGACTATACACGCAGGACTATTACCAACTATCAAGCATCTCGGTTCAAAGAACGAATGCAAATAGATAAGTGGCAAGAGGCTATTATTAAAGCAGAGCAACCTCCGTATTTTTCTCGTTACGACTTGTATGAGATATACAAGTGGACTTGCGATGACGGGCAGGTTATCTCCACTTCACAAACTCGTAGGAACAAAACTTTGGCAGAAGAATTTGCTATTGTTGCAGCCAACGGTACAAAAAATGAGGCATTGACCAAGCTATTCAAAAAGTTAGCTTTTTACGATTTCATGGAGAATGCCTTAGATACCAAATTTTGGGGGCATACACTATTAGAAGTAGAGGCAAACGAAAATGGTTTAATAGCTGTCAATTTGATTGATAGAGAGTTTATTTCGCCTGAAAGGGGCTTGTTTTTAATCAATCCTTTATTATCAAGTAGTAACGGTTTCAATTATCGTGAGTTAGCAGAGGAATTAGATTTATTAGAAATAGGCAAACCCAAAGACTTGGGTTTGTTAAGAAAAGTGGCGAGGTATGCGATTTGGAAAAATTATAGCTTTTCAGATTGGAGCAGACATTCGGAAAAATACGGAATGCCCACACTCATAGCTCATACCAATACCAGTGATGAAGTGGAGTTAGATGCAATGGCGAAAGACTTAGCAGATTTAGGCAGCAACGGTTGGGCTATCTTAGACGATAACGACAAAGTTACCTTGCTACAAGCTAACTCATCTGACCCCTACCAAATCTATTTGGAGTTTATCAAAGTCAATGACGAGCAAATTTCCAAGATAATTGGAGGACAAACCATGACTGCCGATAACGGTAGTAGCCGCAGCCAAGCAGAAGTACACGAAAGAGTATTGGATAGCTATGTGGAGGCTGATATGCGTTGGTTGGCATTTATCATTAATGACAATCTACTACCTTTTTTGATTCGCAAAGGCATAACCGAATTAGAAGGACATGAATTTGTATGGACTTACTTGCAAGAAAAAGACAAGGAGCAAAAAGACAACAACACGAAAGGGAAAAAAGATAAGACAGACACTAAGAACTTAAGTTTTTTTCCCACCGCCCTACTATCAGACAACACCAGTGCAAAACTTGCTAAGGCTCATTTGAAGTTAGTAGGGCTATACAACTTAGAGAGCTTACCCATAGAGCAACTCAATGCAGAAAATTCGTTTGAGGCTATTTGGGAAACATTAGCACGAGAACTACACAACGGCTTAACTCCTGATACTACACCCTTACTATTGGCTACGGCAAATAAATTGATGAAGGCGTTACAAGAAGGGGGCGTGTCTTATCAGAGTGTACCTAACTTGGTAACATACATGACCGAGAACATCTTTGTATTTTCTGGCTTTAAGACTTACCAAGAGTTGCAGCAAGCAAGTTTGTTGCTACGAGATGCACAGGGCAAACTACGTTCTTTTGCGGACTTTCGAAAACAAATTAAAAACCTGAGTGCTACCTATAACAGAGCCTACTTGCAAGCAGAATACAACCATGCTGTAGCCTCCTCGCAAATGGCTGTGAAGTGGCAAGAATTTGATAACCAAAAAGACCACTACGACTTGGTGTATGATGCTGTAGGCGACTTACGGACAAGACCAGAACACGCTGCCTTAGATGGTGTGGTAGAGCCTGTCGACAGTCCATTTTGGGACACACACTACCCGCCAAATGGTTGGAACTGCCGATGCACAGTGTACCAAGTGAACAAAGGAACTAAGGGGACAAAATTACCCAAAGACATACCTGCCAATCCTATCTTGTTCCAAAACAATGTGGGTAAAACAGGTATAATTTTCCCAAGTTCGCATCCTTACTTTCAACAACTCACTGACGAGCAACGCAAGGTCGTGAATGGAAATATAGAAAAGGCAAGAGCATTATATGAGAGAGAATATAAATGGCAATCCGAAGACAACAAATGAAGTTGTTTTTCTTACAGATACGCTATTTGATGTGATAGATATTTATCAGCAAGAAGGAGATGTGTTTGTTTTTCTCAAAGAAAAATTATAAATTCGTACATGGAATCTAGGAAAGATTTTTTTGATACAGAATACCCTAAACTTAACCGAAAAGAGAAAATAAATTTTTGGTTTGGGTATTGCTACCACTTGAATAGGCAAGATAGCTACGGTGAGGAAAACGAAAGTTGTTTTAATCCAACCATTTACCAACAATTGCCCTTAGAAAAAGAAATAAAACTTTCATCTTAGCGCCTCACATCTTTGTTTATCTTTGCTTACCCCATGAGCCACGTTTTTATGTATGATATATAATGTATAATATATAGGCTTTCCGCATCAAAATTTTTAAGTAATTTGTATGTAATAAAATCTATTTTATTGCTACATAATGGAACACAGCACACACAGAATTACACAGATTTTTCAATTTTTATCCATAAATCTATATTTTTTCTATGTATCTATGTTACTATGTGGTTAAAATGATTTTGGTGCGGAAAACCTATATAATATATCATACACCATATATCACACATCATCTATAATAAAAACATGGCACGCACCAAAGAACAAATATTACAAAGCATATTAAACTGCAAGGACAGTTTTGAACAACTATCCGTTCTCAATTCGCAATCAATCACCGCCATTTGGAAAAAGTGGGCGAGTGTAGTTGCCACCATCATTTATTACTTTGAAGTCCAGATGGACTTATTCCGTTCAGAAATAGCCGACATCACAGCCAATGCTGTAGTAGGGCGTGCAGATTGGTACGTGAAAAAAGCCTACGAGTTTCAGTACGGAGATGATTTGGAAGTGATAGACGGTGTAGTTAAATACCCTGTCATAGACCCTACCAAAAGGCTTATCAAACGTGCAGCCTACGCCAAAGACACCAATAACAACACCTTGCTCAAGGTAGCTACTACTGACAACACAGGCAAGATTATCGCCATCAACCCCGCACAAATGCAGTCATTTACAGACTACATCAACAACCTGATGTTTGCAGGTTCGTACATCGCCATACAGTCCCAAGATACAGACTACCTCAAGCTATTCGTAGATGTGTACTATGACCCCTTAAAATATGCCGATGAAGTAAAAAGCAATGTGGACAGAGCTGTCAAAAACTATTTGGCTACATTACCCTTTGACGGCAGCGTAAAAAAGAATGCTATCATAGATGCGATACAAGCCGTAGATGGGGTCGAAGATGTGGAAATAACGACCATAGAAGTTCGTACAAACACAGGTACATTCTCTCCGATGGGGCGTATCTATACACCTGTGGCGGGTTATATAGAAATAGATAGTGCTTTTGAGCTTATCAATCATATTACGCTAAAAACTACGTGAGGTAGGCTATAAAGATGTAATCTTTTAGAAAGATTTATAGGGTATCATATATCATAATAAACACATGAACGTACTCATTTACAACCTAAACATTGGGAGGCAAATCCAACGCCTCCTATCCACATTTGATAAATACTTTATGAACCCTGTTACGCAGTCTTTAGAAAAACAGGAGTTCAATGTTTTGTGGCTATATGCCCTGTGTTATCCTTTGATAGAACTCCACAAAACCTTTTTGGAGTTTACTTTGGAACAACGAGAGGAAGCCTACGCCAACTCGCAAACATTACTACTTGCGTATAGGCTAAATAGACGTTTTGACACCGTACAACAACGCATCTGGTTGGAGAACCACACCCTCAACGCCACTTCACCTGCACCTTACCACTTTACGGTTCATGTGCCACAAGGCATAGATACGGAGGCAGTGCGGAGGTTTGTTGCTAAGTACACTATCGTTGATAAAAACTTTATTATACATAGTGTATGATGTATGATATAGGATGTATGATATAGGATGTATGATATAGGATATATGATATAGGATATATGATATAGGATATATGATATAGGATATATGATATATGATATAGGATATATGATATATCATACAGCAAAAACAAAAATATCATACATCATACATCATACATCATACATCATACATCATACATCATACATCATACATCATACATCATACATCATACATCATACATCATACATCATACATCATACATCATAACATGGACTATAAAAAATTTGCACAGCAACTCCGAGTTACAGAACAAGAAATAAAGGACTTGGAACAAGCAATAGTGCTTGACACCGAAAAAATAGCCTTACGTTACAGCATGAAGGCATTTAAACAGGCTCAATGGAATAATCAATCTTGGGAAAAACGAAAAGACAGTAGCCTTAGTAAATATGACAGGCGTAACCGAGATAAACCAAGGGCTTTGTTGTTTAAGTCTGGCAATCTGCGAAGGTCAGTAACCGCACAAAGCAGTGGTAACAAAGTCATCGTATCCAGTGATATGCCCTACTCACAGCTACACAACGAAGGAGGAACTATAGACCACCCTGGGGGTACTCCGTATGTCATCAACGGTAAAACGAAGAAGGCAAAGTTCATCAGTCGCACAAAGGCAGAGCAATTAAGAGGCAGCAATAAAACTGTACAAGTTACGAAAGCCCACAAAATTAAAGTACCCAAACGTCAGTTCATCGGCAATTCGCCAGAGTTGGACAAAGAAATAGAGGAAATGATAGATAAAAAATTAGCTAAACTTTTCAAATGATATGCTACTAAAAAACTGCTACATCGCCATTCGTGATAGACTAAAAACTATTAACGAGCTACAAGAAGTAACTTGGTACACCCAGCAAGACCGAGTAAACGAACAGGAAATGTTTGCCGTACCTGTGGCATACATCTTGTTTGATACTATAGAACTCACCTCTCTGCCCCAAAAGGTGCAAATGGTAGAACGGAAGATTAAATTTAAAGTAAGGCTGGTAAGTGAAAGTTACCAAGATACGGAGGAGGCTATTCTAAGCCACTTAGATTTAGTACAACAAATCTACGAGGCGTTGCACAACTATAATCATAAAGGCGGCGACACGCAGCTACTGAACACCATCACCCGCACAGCCATAAAGCCCGAACACGACCTTAGCAACCTATTGATAACGGAGCAAACTTTTGAAGCTATTGCGTTTGATTATACTAATCAAACAGCCTATGTTAAAAGAAAAGTTGGCTATCAAATCAACGCTATTACCGTTAAATAAATACTTTTGTCAATTTATTTTTCCTTAATATTTATTAAATTTGAGGTCAAAACCCCACAAGCCCATGACGATGATAGCACCAACACCAAAACAAAAGGCGGCGATAACTCGGCGAAAAAATACGGAGTTGCGTAATGCTGCCATTATACACCTATTCACCGAGCTGTATCAAGTCAAACGGATTAGATTTGATGATACTATACAGGAGTTGTCTATTAAATACGCATTAAGCCACTCCACAATAAGAAAAATCTTGAAAAGCACCAAAACAAAAAAAGCCTAACTAACGAATTAGTAGGCTTTTACATATATGCTATGTCCTACTTTAAGAAGATTAATAAATCTCCGAATTTCGGACTTCTTTCAGGGTGTCAAACTGAATTATTATGCTGCAAACATACACATATTTATTTACTCTTTATAGGTCGTTTTAGCAAAGAAGAAACACCTTTTAGGGTGTTGATTTCCAAGAACAAGTATAAATACGTGCGTATTTATTAGGTTGTTTTTTCATAATGATTTATTGTTTAGTTCTGTAAACCATTTCTCCACTTATCTCAAATTGGAATTTCTTTGCGAAATCTTCCAACGTCATTTCAACTTTCATAGTTGCACAGTACTCCTTCCAATCTTTTTGGAACACTGCTAAGGGCATACTTATCCTTTTATCTATCTGCGACATCGGCACTACCGTTGCCAACACACTCGCAACACCTACACTGCGGTTAAGCCTTTGAGGGTTTTCACGTCTTTCAAAATACTTTTGATAGTCCTCCATAATTTCTTGTTTTTCGTTTTCGCAAAGGGTCTTGGCAGTCGTTTTGTAAACCACAGGAGGCACCGTTTTAGTAGCCATTTTACGTTGTATCTCTCCGTTCTTGATGTTCTTCACAAAGTTGCCTATGCTCTTATCATCTTTTAGAGGGAACTCGTTGGCTTTAAAAAAGAATACTAACTCTTCTTTCGTAAAGTCCACGCCCATCAGCATACCCACTTCCTTCACAGTCTTTTTGTACTTCACTTTAAATATGTCCAGATAAGTGTCCAAAAATAACTTCACCTTGTTAGAGGTTTCAGATTTTTGGATATACAGTAACAGCACAAAGTCCAGCTTTTGCGTAGTCCAGTCAATCGTATATTTCTTATACATCTCCTTAATGACCTCCATCGTCTTGGCTGTATTAAGACCTGTGTCTAAGTAGCAAATAAATTCGTTGAGCTGATGGAGATAAATTGTCCTAACTTCAACCACTTTCACCAACCCTAATTCAGCTTTATTTAACAAGCATTGAAACTCATTGCCTACAAAAAACTTTGCAGGGTCGTGCAGCCTTAACGTAGTGAATGCGTCGCAAAACAACTTCCCATTCCAATTATTTGAAAATTTTAACTGCTCCATGATTAATGATTATTAATTGGTATAAAAAAAGCCTACTTTTTACGGTAGGCTTTTAGGTTAGTATTGAGTTTTAGTTTTACTATTCGTCGTCATCAGACTTTTCCACAACCAATTTGGCTTCGTTAGTCTTTACTTCAATACCGTATGCTGCCAAGTCAATGTTTTGCATATTCTTGAAAGTGAATCCTATGGAACTTGGGTAGTCATCTATAAACTTTCCGATAAGCTCCTTATTCTTTTCATTGAAGTTATACACAGGGCTTGCCGTTTTCCAGACCAACTTTGCAGCACCTAAGTTGCAAGACTTTCTGAACTTACCATTCTCATCTTTAAACCAGTCGGGGTTTTTATTGGCAATTTCGGTCAATTCCTCTGTCGCCTCCTTGATTTCCTTGTCCAGCAAAGCCTTGTATTCTTTGGCTTCCAAAATCTTACGAGCCAAATCTCTTGCTTTTTGCGTGGTTTCTACGACTTGGACAGCCTCAACAACCTGTTTTTGGGCTTCCTTTTCTTCTTGAATAAACATAGTTAAATGGGGTTTTAATTGTGATTAAATAAACAGTAAACTGATATTAACTACCATCATGCAGCATTTTTACAGGTGGCGTAGCACTTTTGTTTTCTCTTTGCCTTTCCCATGTAAAGTGCCTATTGTGCCTTTCATGGATTTGTTTGTAGATACTCTCAAATGCTGACCAAAACTCTTCTTGTGTTTCCAGCAATTCATAAAGTGTTTCTGCCTCTACCATTGTTAGTTTTATGGTTAGAAAATCCCGCAAAAACCAACCTTTTTTCCCCGTTGCTTTGTGTAGTTTGCTGTAAACACTGTTCAAAATACTTGCATTCTTTAAGTCCACTAATTTGGTGATGGGTGTAAATACCACCAATGCCGTTGATGTCATCATGAGCCACCTACGAAAAGCCTCTACTTCCGTAGGAATAATTTTATACTTAACCAGCTCGTCTATTTCAAAGATGTCCATGCGCTAATTCTTACTTGTAAATTTATAGAGATAAATAAGGCTTTGCATTGCCCAGCTTTGCACTTCGCTACATTGATGCAGGGTAGTGTAGTGGTATAGCATCTCGTCGAGATTGGAAATAATAGTTTCCTCCTCGCTGTCAAACTGACTTTTATAGTAGAAAGGCTTGTGGTAATCGTGATATTGTTTAGGTTTACTTTTCATATTACCAGCAAGAGGTGCAGCCCCAATATCTGTTACTCTAAAAGCTGTCTGCTGTGTTTTTTGGCATAAACGATTGATAAACAAGGTATCTACTTCGTTCCATTTTCGTTCCCACACTGCCCAAAACATATTTAGCGTAACTAAATGAGACATATCTTTTCCTTCTTCAACACTTAGTTTGTCTATAAACTGAATAGCTAATTCAGTAGATAAAATTTGCAGTAGCATACTGTCTATGCCTGTGATGGCTGCTACTTTTTCACGAATATTTGAGTTACTTTTTGTGGCTGTATTCATAGAGGGTGCATTTAGCTATTAACGTATTCTTTTCAACAGTTCTAAAGAAACCTTAGTATCCTTCGCCAACTTAGCGACATTCGTGATAGAACTTTTTAACTTACCAAAGTTGCTTGCGTGATAGGTTTTTATGAAGTTCACACAGTCATCATCGTCAATACCGTATGTCTTACAGATAACCTCCACCAACTTGTCTTCTGGCTTTTGTATTTCCTGCCAATATTCAATACGCCTGTGCAGTTCTCTAAAACCCATCGTGTCTTTACGGACTCGCATATCCATATAGTTTTTGAAATACGTAGTACCTGCCAACACGATGCCCAATCTATCTACCGTCCTATCATAAATCAATCGGATTAACCGCAAACAGTTGTCATTGAGTTTGCCCACATCATCCAGCAACAACAACGTACCCTGTTGCTTGGTAAGTGCCTGCACGACCCCCCGCAGTATCGTAGCCTTGTCGCCTTCCCTTTCCACCCCTAACTCCTCTGCTATGCCTTGCAAAAACTGTTTTTGGTTCATCAATTCATCACAAAGCACGTAGTACGTTGCCTTTGGATTTTCTTTTTTGTACTCTTGCAAGGAGCAAGTTTTACCGTAACCAGTTTCTCCGTAAATAGCCAACATTCTGCTATTAATTTGGGCATCTTGGCAAAGATTATGAATAGTCAAAAATCCTTTGCCTTTGATGATACGCCAGCGAAATTGCTGACTAACCTCATTTATTTCTACAGTATCTTGTTGGCATACAGCCTCTACTTTCCACCAAATCTCGTCTGATATTTTTTCCCATTTATCATTTAATATGTTAGAGATATTGGCTGTAGAAACCTTAGCAATCTCTGAGAAACGATTTTGGCTAATTCCCTTACTCTGCAAATAGGAGTCTATCTTCTTTTTAATAGCTTCCTTTTGTAGCTGTGTTAAAGCTGGTGTTTTCATAATGTATGTAGATTTAGTCGTTTACGTATTCATAACTTGGCTCTTCACCATCGTACAAGCCTGTGTTCTGTTCTGTTGATAGTGTAAATGCCGTTTCACTTTGTGGACTTACTGTAGTCCACTTGCGTACAGGGCTGTGTGCTTGTATTTGGCTTTCAAAGTCTGCCACAAGGCTTTCGTACATTGCCTTGTGTGCTTCATGTTGTCTTTGAAGCCTTTTCAACTCCGCATTTCCATCGCCAATTATCAATTTATCTTCCTCCGTTTGTTCTACCTTAGCTCTCTGTGCCGTTGGTTTTTCATAAACCTCACAGATAAAAACTTCCGTAGTAGGGTTGTAGAGATAAATTTTGTTAGTGTCATGAGGCAGGTATTTAACCTTGTAAAGCCCATCGGCAGAGACTTTTTTGCGAATATCCTCTCGGCTCAACAAATCCACAGGCAGTTTGTAAATCCTATCTTTGACTTGGAGTTCAAATCTCCTCTCTGCCACCGTAGTTACACAGCCTAAATGATGGGCAAAAATTTGCACCATTGCCAATTCGTCAAGCACAGTACATTGGGGTTGAATATTTTCTAAAAAGTACTCTAAACGAGTCTTTTTACGGTTCTTCGGGTGCCTTTCATTACACTTAAAGTCCCTATATTCATTCCACTTCGATATTACTTGCTCAGTAGTTACGCATTGATGAGGGCTATTCGCCTTACGAACATCTGGGTTTTGTTTACCAGATTGCTTGGTGGACTGTATGTTGTTGCCCACGTACCATTGCAGTTGCGAAAAGAACTCGTCTTGAGCTATTCGCTGCCTACTCTCGGCCAATTTTGCTTGTGGCTTTTGGCGTAAAGTCGTGAAATGAAATAGTCTTTGCAGTTCCTTTTCAAATTCACTCTTCACCCTTTTATTCTGTCCATCCTGTCTATCCTGTCCATCCTGTCTATCCTGTCCATCCTGTCCATCCTGTCTATCCTGTCCATCCTGTCTATCCTGTCCATCCTGTCCATCCTGTCTATCCTGTCCATCCTGTAATCCTGTCCTTTTCCTAGCACCCTTCGTGAAAATTCTCTCCATTTCCACTTCGTAAGGTGCGATAAACTTCCCTGTTTTTTCTTTAATGAACAGCATAGCATTGTAGAGAGCCTTAAAAACAAGTTCTTTATTATAACTAAGACCATGAGCAGACCCCAAAGGTATATCTGTGGCAGCATCCCAAATAGTGTAGGTGATTAACCTATCCGTACTTGCGACCAGCGTACCATTAGGTTTGGTTTTTAGTAGATAGAAGTTGTTGTAGTAATCATCCATTGTTACCAAACTTAATGAATATGTAGGCAATTTCAACCTGCTAAAAGGACTGTACTTATCGTTATGGTACTTCGTTCCGTGCCTATAAGCATCTGCGTTCACTACAAAATCTTTGTCCGTAATGAACCTTCTAACAGTTTCAAAATCTACTATTTCGTAACTGTATTCATGCAAATTCTTGTTAAAAACCAAATCTCCAACTTGTATCACCTCACCTGTTTGCGTATTTACATACTCAACTTTCGTGTACAGGCTTTTATCACTCATTCCCCTGCTGTTATTATCAATAATTTGCCCTCTAAAATTCCTTTTGGGCAATACTTTGAGAGGCATATCTCGCAAAATCTCTTTCGCTATCTTGCAAAATGCACTGTAAATAGCCGGTGCAGATAGCTTAGTAGTGCCTTCGGTGTACAGTTTGTAGATGATAGCCTTGTGCCACTGTTGAAACTTCGAATTATTTTGGTTGTTCTTTCGCCCGTCTATCAGGCTTTTCCAGCCTTTTTCTTGAAAAACTTTGATTTTGTTTTTCAATGCGAGTGAAGTTTTAAGAGCTTTACCGTAAATACTGCCACTTTGCCACTCCTCGTTCATCAACAGAAGTAATTCTTCCCAACTTACTTTACTTGTAAAGTTTGGCACTGCCTCCAGCCACCCAACTAACGACATCATTTGTTGGGCTTCTTTTTCCGTAAGCCCTTCTTGGATACATTCAGCATAAATTGATAACTTAGGTTTGATGTGGCTAAGTATATCTAACTTCAATAACTCTTTTTGATGGCTTCCCAACAAACTTTGCTCATGCATAGCCTCTGACAGCAATTTTTCTCTACTGCCTAACTTCTCTCTATGACTTTTTAACTTCTCATCATATAGAATATACTTTTTGCACTGATACTCCATTTGTTGTATAACATTTTGAGCCACTTTTACTCGCACATAATCATAAAACTTCATATCTACTTGCCGCACTCTGTCATAGCTGACCCATAATTGGTTAGCTAATAGCATTACGTTTGGTGTCATAGCTTTATCGTTTTTATTTTTAAAAAAACACTACCAACAACCCTAAAATTGTTGGTAGTTCATGATTTGCCTAATACCCAATACACATGGGTAGCAATAGATTGGTACTTCAATCTCTTGCCGTTGCTCCGCCACAACCAGACTGTTTGTCGTCTCCGTCTCTTCGTCTTTCACCCTTGCTTCTTGTAGTATTAGGCGACAACTCGAGTAAGACTGGGTAATGCGTGTAAGATTTGGGATTGTGGTACACCACATAGAGCTGGTTATCAGCATCCATCAAGTACCTTTTGCGGTAGTCCATCACCAAACCAACCGTAAATAAACTTGAGGGAGTAGCCTCATAAACTAAATATTCCAAGACACGTAAAGCCGTATCTCTTTTGTCATAGTAGTCCATTACCAAGTCTTTACACTCAAAATCATCCCCCATTTCATTCATCTCTATCCTCACGATTAATACTTTATAGCTATCTTTAGGAATAGAAATGTCCTTTGTCTGCTCATTCAGATAGTCTTTAATCTTCCGAATAGCACTGTTTTTCAATTCAATGGGCATATTTACTCACCGTCGTTTATATCCCGCAGTAAATCTTCAATTCCTTTTCGAGAAGCACGAAGCCTCTCTACTTCCGCCTGTGCATCAAGCTCTACTTGCTTTTTCCAACCTGCATGATTACAAACTTGATAACATCCAGACTCTTCTTTTTTATGATTCATGACTGAAAAAAGATTAAAAGATTAATTAAAAATTTGAACTCCCAACAGAGTTCAAAGCAGTAGATACTATGATTATATACATCTATGTCAAAGAACTTTTTGCAAACCTTCCGTCTGCATAGCACAGGCTTTAACTGTGTCTTACAATCCTGTCAATCCTGTCAATCCTGTCAATCCTGTCAATCCTGTCAATCCTGTCCATCCTACAATCCTGTCAATCCTACAATCCTGTCAATCCTGTCAATCCTACAATCCTGTCCATCCTACAATCCTGTCCATCCTACAATCCTGTCCATCCTACAATCCTGTCCATCCTACAATCCTGTCCATCC